ACCTGTCAATGCTTCATATTCTGCTATAGTCACTTTGTTCCCTAACTAAGTTAATTTTTTGTTTTTAAGTCGCTAGACTAGGATACTGCAACGGCTGGGATAGAAGCGATAACGCTTGTGTCCTTAACCACACCACCACGCATGAATGATCCACGAAGGACAATTTCGTTACGCTGGTAAGCTGAGTATGTAACACCATCAATTTCGTAAGAAGCTGATCCGTCAACGTCATACTTAAGTCCACCGCTTGTACGACCTGTGAAGGTACGTAGGTCACCGTAGAATACAGCAGAGTTAACAGTAACGTTAACACCCTGTACTTGGAAAGTACGAGTTTCAGTAGTGTTTAGAGTAGGCATCAAGTCGTTAGGAACAACGATGAACGGTGTGCCCAAGATGTTTCCACTAGCGATTTCAGTAAGGATTGCTCCGTTCTGAGTAGCGATAGCTTGACCCTTAAGTGCTGATAGAGTCTTGTTGTTGAAGACAAGAGTACCAACTGTTGTTGCGTCAGAGATCTGTGCTGTGACCAAGCTCCAACCGATAAGTCCGTCACCGATGTCGAATGGATATACCTGTCCGTTTGCATTAACAGCCTGTTGTAGACGAGCTATAACAAGTTGTGCACGCTTACGGTCGTAGTCGTTACGGTAACCTTCAGCTACGTCGGCAAGAATGTCGGCAGCAGCGAAGCGAATTACGTTGATAGAGATAGGAGTAACGGCAGCCATTTCCTCTAGACGGTCTGTGTTTGCACCGTAACCAGGAGTACTGATAGGCTTCAAACGGTCGCCATCGTCACCAGTGATACCAAGTGGCACTGACTGCATGTCGATGTCGCTAGAACGAGTCAACCAACCGAAGTCGATAGAGTTAGTCTCTTTCCAGTTTGTAAGGTTTAGGATAGCTGTGTAGTCGTTACGCTTTGTAGCGATTTCGTTGTACAGCTCAGGAGCGATAACGAAGTTACCTAGGTCTTCAAGAGTAAGAGAGTTCTTAACAATCTTAGCTTCCTTAAGAGCGTTTAGGTTACGTGCGTTAATTTCGTTAAGAGTCTTCTGACCCTCAACTGAGTGCATACGCTCTACAGCAACAGCAGCATTAAGTTGCTTTGCAAATAGTTCGTCTGATGAAAGCTCATCTAGAGCGTTCTTAGCAGCTTCTTCTTCCTCTTTACGGAACTCAGGAGCCTTAGCAGCAGCGTCAAGTGCGTTTTGTGCTAGTTCCTTAGAAGCAGCAACTTCTGCAAGTACTGGCTTAAGAGCAGCGTTTACAGCATCAGCGATAGCCTGTGCTTGTTCTTCTTTAGTCATTTGATTTTCCTTTTTTTCTTTTTCTTCTAATTCTTTAGCAGCATTTTCTTCTGCTTCTTTTGCCTCAGCTTCTGCCTTCGCAGCTTCCTCAGCCTTTTGTGCTTCTTCTGCTACACGAGCAGCTTCTGCTTCTTCCTCAGCTTTTTTCTCAGCTTCGGCTTTTTCTGCTTCCTCGGCAGCGAGCTTTTCAGCTTCTTCCTTTTCAGCAGCTTCTTTTTCGGCTAGGGCTTTAGCTTCCGCTTCTTCCTGTGCCTTCTTCTCAGCTTCGTCAGCTTCGTTCTTAGCCTTTTGTTCAGCTTCAAGTGCAGCTTGTTCAGCGAGTTTCTTTTCTTCTTCTGTCATGCTTTCTTCCTCAACGGCGTTTTTAATCTTATCGGCAATGCCAGTAACATCTAGACCGTTTGACTTAGAGAGTTCAAGTGAATTATGAACAGTCTCGTTAAATTGATTTGCGACAGCATTGTAGTTGTTTGGTAGAACTACCTGTGACAATCCAACTAGCTCAGCGTTATAGAAGATACGATCTTGGTCATCTGGGTAAGGTCCCATTGTTTCAATACTGAATGAGTTAGAGAATCCGTCCTTGAACAAATCGTAAGCGAGTTGCCCGTAGGGGTTCTTTAACGCGTATTGAATCGCTGGAACGACTACACGATTACCTTGCTTAGCTACTCCAATCACTTTACCGATTAGATTGCCAAGAGTATCGACATGGTCTGCTGTAAGTTGCTTCCCGTACATCGAAACGTCCATAGAAGCAATGTCATACTTTGTACCATTACGCTGAACAGAATCGTCAGTAATAGTTAGACCGCCAGGGAATGATACTAGACCATCTCCTTCGTCTACAAAACTGTTCTTAGAAACTGAGACCTGTAATTGGTTTGTTTGTTTTGCCATTTATTACTTTCTCTTTTTCTGTTTCTGTACTTTTTTAAGGTGTTTTTCTTTTCGAGTTATCATATCTCGGTGCTTTTATTAGCCTCTGGATACCTTCAATAATCATTATATCAGATGTACCACAGGGGGCTTTGTTTATGATACAACAGCTACTTAATAGGTTGTACTCTGACCCCTGTTTGAACCTGTGCATCATCATTCGCAACGAATAAGAAGTTCAGTCCACACTTGCGACAACGAGCTTCACCAGCACTATCAGGTGCTACCCGAACGCAAAGGCTATTACATTTGTATAGCTTCTTGTCTGATTTGCTAATCCTCTCATAAGGGCAGCGAATCTCTAGGAGCTTTTCTACATCTATATCTTGAGTTTGCATGTAACTATACCACCACCTTTCTATTGTACGTTTTATGTGGCCTTCTCATCTTCGCAAGAGTTTCAGCTGTATGTTTTCTTCCGAAGAAACTGTTTCCCGAACCAGTACGAGCCTTACTCATCTTCATTCTAGCTTCAAGCGACTTCTTCTTGCCGAGATTTATCGCTCTCATCTTCTCTCTAAATTCATCAGTAGCGCCCCCGCGATTCCCACCTGGGCGAAGATTCAAGCATAGCTCATCGGATTTATACTTATCCCCCAGAAAAAAGCATTCTGCTTCATTAAGTTCGGTTTGGTCGCCAGAGACCCATCTAAGAATCTCTAAAGACAGTTCAGATGAGCCATTTTTTTTGATATATCCCATAACGTGTAGACCGCTGCCGAAATAGCTCCTACGCACCGCGTCGCCCTTACTCTGACCGATATAATATCTTCCATCAGGAAATGTAGTTTTATAGATATAGCCGTATAATTGTTCGGACATATTATTTGCCTCTTTTTATTTATATTTGATTTCTATTTCTAATTATAGCTTTTTAGCTTTTTTGCTAATAGTAGTATAGCAAAAACAAGCCCCACAGCGCAGTTACTGTGGGGAACGGAGGGTTTTGCCTTTTCTGGCGCGGAAGCTCTTAGGCGTCCTTAGAACTCGTTAGAGAGTCATTCTTTTCATCATCTTTGACAATGTTATCTACTGTTGGGATTTTACCTGTCTCTTTTTTAACGACATTCTTGTTAATTACAGTTGCAGGGATATTTTTCTCGGAGTTCTTGTCGCTGTTCTTCTGTTGGTTGAACTGTTCCGACTTCTTGAATAAAAAAGCGTCTAGTCGCGCCTTCTCCTCTGGGCTGAACTGATAGTAAGGATTGTTCGATAGTTCGAGCAGTTGTTCTATACTTTTCATATTTCTATTTTACACTTTCTTTAATTGTTGGTCTACGAGGAGATATACATCTTCCTCTGGCTTACTAAGGAATTGGGCAAGGTCGCTCACTGCAATCCTCTTAATAGTCTCTAGGGTTGTATCTGGTATATACGAGTCTGCATCTCTGGCGTTCTCGAATAGTCGAATCATAACCAGCATACCCATCATCTGTCCGTGACCATAATCATCACTTGGTACTGGCTGTTTCATGTTTGTTTTACCTTCTAATTAACGAGTAGGGAAGATTGGGCAGGTCTTAATCCAGATTTCCTCATAAGCCTCGCCATGCAAGTCTGCCATAGTAGCGCTAAAAGCAATCATGCGGTCAAGACGCTTTGGTTCATCTGGTTCATCAAACTTATCCATCACATGGAAACAAAACTTGGCTCCAATGCGATATTTAAGAATCGTTAGTGATTCTACTTCGCCCATATTATTTCAACATTTCTAGGACTGCTGCTACAGTATCCTTATCTTTAACTTCTGGAAGACCCTTTTCATCAAGGAATACTTCCTGCTTTTTTTCATCAACAAGATAGTTAATATCTTTAAGAGTCACCTTGAGCAGTGGGTAGTCATCAAGCGTACCAATCATGTATTCTTTAGTCATAAAACTCCATTCACTCTCTATTATGCTCTTTTTTTATGAAAAACACAACCCTAATTTAGCTCTGCGTACAATGTGTCGCCATCAATCTTGGTAATAGTCAGGAAGGATTCACTAGGCATTAACACTTCTGCTTCGCCCATTGTACGCCCTCTTTTACCGTAGGTAACATAATCAGGGATAATTACTTTTTGTCCTTTTTTTGCTGTGATAACGAACATAGAACCGCCCTTATACTGGAAACTCTTAGCTACCCTCTGGTCTACGCTAGTACTTAAGAAGCTACGAGCATTTAGCTTTTCGCCAACATCTAGTAACTGATGATGTGGAATCTCTGTACCGCGATACACAAGCACGTTGCTAGATAGAGTCATATTAGCAGCAGCGTCGATATTATCAATCACTTCCCCGTAGGTACTATCATTACCATAGTAGGTAAGAGGGTCATCTAACATCTGGCTACGGGCATGTAGGTTAATAGCATCATAGAAGTGTCCCTGATAAGCACGAACGCTATCGGTT